TGACACACAACTTGTCAAGGAGAAACTCGGCGAGATTGCGTATCATCAATGCAAAGTGCCAACGCAGTATAAACAGATACAGGCTATGCCTTTATCAGAAACAACAGTATCAAAAAACAAAAAGGCTACGATTGATGAAGTAGCCGACTTCAGAATTTCTGCTTAGTACCGATAAATTGCCTAAGCAGAAAACTAATTGACACTTTAGTTCAGTCGTCAATGTGGGGGCGTATTCGCCCCCTTTTTTATTTCTGCATTCTACATCACTCGTCAATGTTTTGGCGTGGCAGGGTGTTAGTAATAGTTGACATGGGTAACCTTGTGGCTGAAGTTCCATTGCAGTTCTTTTGTTCGAGGCGATCGCTCTGCTGTCATAGTTAAAGTTGCACGGCACATGCGTCTGGTCGGTCGTTGTCAAGTAAAAAGATACACACAAATAAATAAATAAAAGTTTGACTATGAGATAAAATGGGAGTACTAATTCCTAAACAATAACAAAGGAGTTATAAATGCCTGATAATAACGACGACCTTAGAAACAGATTAGCTGTTTTAGAACAACAATTAGGACTAACAACAAGGAACAATACTAATGTTAACAATCGCAACACTAATACTAATATTCAAGACGATATGTTTGGTAGTTCTAATAGTATTAATTGGAAAGCTCTTTATAAGCTCTTAGAGAGTGAAGTAGAAGAGTTAGCCTTCGATCCTAACGCACCTCAGTTCGTTAAGGCTTGGGCTACTAAGTTAATTGAAAAACTAAGAACAAGAGTTTCCCCTAGAGATTTACTCTAGTAGGAAGTTCCTCGAGGACAGGCAAAAAGGCAGGGTAATACCTGCCTTTTTTTATGCAGCACAATCACCTGCCACCAGGCGTTCCTACCATCTCTTCCAGGCTGCACCAGCTTCCTGGCAGCAGCATCTTAAAAGCCTAAATCAACATTAGGTACTTACAACCAATCTCAACCACCACATATAGTTAGTAAAACCCCATTTGCCCCTGACCACCCGTACTTCGTGGGGCGGCTTCTATAAGTTGAGTTTTAGACAAATAGATAGTATAAAATAACTTTTATGAAAAAATCTGAAATACCAACGGAAGTTTTAAAATACGAATTAAGAAATCTACAAATAAAAGTGGCAGAGGAGTCCCGTGACTCCTATCTTACTTTTGTAAAAAAAGTATGGCCTGATTTTATTGCAGGAAATCATCACAAAATATTTGCAAAAAAATTAGAAGATGTTTCACGTGGAAAGATAAAAAGATTAATTGTAAATATGCCACCTAGACATACAAAGTCTGAGTTTGCTTCTAACCTTTTTCCTGCATGGATGATGGGTAGGAATCCTAAATTAAAAATTATTCAGACGACACACACGGCAGAATTATCGTATAACTTTGGTAGGAAAGTGAGGAACCTATTTGATCAACAAGAATTTAAAGATGTTTTCCCGTCTGTCAGCTTATCACAAGACTCTAAGGCGGCGGGGCGTTTTACAACTAACAAAGGCGGAGAGTATTTTGCTGCTGGTGTGGGTGGCGCTATTACTGGTAGGGGTGCCGATCTTCTCATTATTGATGATCCTCATTCAGAGCAAGATGCACTAAGTCAAACGGCTATGGACAATGCCTATGAATGGTACACCTCGGGCCCCCGACAACGTTTACAACCTGGTGGTTCTATCGTTATTGTCATGACAAGATGGTCTACAAAGGATCTTACAGGAAAATTATTAGCAGCACAATCAAACGACAATGCTGATCAGTGGGACGTGGTCGAGTTTCCTGCTGTCTTGAACGATAAACCGATGTGGCCTGAGTTTTGGAAGTTATCAGAACTAGAAGGAGTCAAAGCATCACTATCGGAACAGAAGTGGCAAGCACAATGGCAACAAGCACCAACCTCAGAGGAAGGTAGTATTATTAAACGTGACTGGTGGAAAGTGTGGCCAAGAGAAGACATACCTGCTTTAACGCACGTCATACAAAGTTATGACACAGCGTTCAGTAAAAAAGAGACAGCAGACTTTAGTGCAATAACAACGTGGGGCGTATTTAAGCCCGTGGAACACGGACCGTTTCACATTATACTTCTTGACATGCGAAAAGGTAGATGGGATTTTCCTGAACTAAAACAAATCGCGTTAGACGAATATAAATACTGGGAACCCGAAACAATCTTGATTGAAGCGAAAGCATCTGGTATGCCCTTAACACAGGAGCTACGACAGCTAGGAATTCCTGTAGTTACTTATACGCCTAGTAAGGGCAATGATAAGCACGTACGTGTCAACTCCGTAGCTCCCATTTTTGAAGCGGGACAGGTGTGGTGCACAGAAGACAGATGGGCAGAAGAAGTGATTGAAGAATGCGCTGCTTTCCCTTATGGTGAGCATGACGATTTAGTTGATTCAACAACACAAGCGTTGCTTAGATTTAGACAAGGTAACTTTATTCAGTTGGATTCTGACTATCAGGATGAGCCTTCGTTAATAGAACCGCAAAGGGAATACTATGGTTAATATAAATAAAATATATAAAGCTGGTAAAGAAGCGTTTGGAAAAGCCGTAGATCCTGTCGAGGAATACCTAAAGAAGGTTGGGGATAAAAGCTATTTTGATTTTGATGACTTTGAATTTTTTAAATTTTTAGAGGATAAAAAAATAGCATCAAAAAAGAAAAAAGCAGATAGAGCAAAGGAAAGAAATAAAATAAAAAAAAGTCAAAAAAAAACTTTATCTAATTTAACGGATGAAAAGAAAAAACAATTAGGAATTATTACAGCAGCTGAAATACCTTATGTTACTTTAGACGATGGTGTTCAAGCGATGACAAAAAAACAAGCAAAAGAACAACAGTTAAGAGAAGTTAGAAAAAAACGTTACGATCAAGCAGTAGAAAATTTAGGAATAGAATCTCTTATTAGAGATACACCTGTTAATCCAATGGAGATCAATCCAACAAAAATTATAGATCCTATTACAAACGACGTTATTTCTTACAGTGGTTTTCAAAATACAGGTGATAATTTAATTCTTAAAAAAGATACAGGTTTAATGACCACTCCTACAAATACCACCCCTGAAGCTATGGCAGAATTTCAAGTTATGTCTCATGCGTTTAGAGGAATGGCAATGAGAGATCCTTATGCAGCAGTTAAATTATATAACAAAGATCCTGCTATGTTAGATATGCTTTCATCTGCAAGAAATAAATATAAATCAGGAATGAAAGATTTGTTGGATCAAAAAGAACAGATTCTTAATGATCAAAAAATGAATGCTGACTTACAACAGATAGCAAAAAAATTATATCCTGGTATGGATGAAACACAAGTTTACAAATCTATGTTAGATCTATCTCATATATTTCCTTTTACGGAAACAGGTAAATTATATCCTGGTAGTAAGTTTTTAAAAGAGGGAGGTAATCCTGAGTACATGTATTTAGCTCCTAGTGCAGTAAACAGAAAAGTACAAACATTTATAGAATCGCGAATGCGTAATGCAATTGATAATATGAAAGGACCACAAGCTAGTGAACTTTCTGATAAAGTAGCAGATACCGTTAAGAAAGCGGATGACTTACTAACAAAATTAAAATCATTAAGTGTACTACCTATTAATAAAACAAAAAATTTATACGCAGGAGATAAAAGATTAATTGGTAATCCAGAAGCTGTTAAATTAACGAGGCAGGATTATAGAGAATTATTTGATTATATTTTAGAAATGAATAGTATAGACGATCTTATGGGAAAACCTTTTAATAAATTTGCTGATGGTGGAGAAGTAGAAGTTGACGAAGAAACAGGTATGATGGATTATCTTTCTGATAAGATGACTGCAGTAGAAGATGGTTTTCAAAATAAAATAGATGAGGAGTTAGATGGAAATCCAATGAGAGCAGTTCCTCTTGCTATATCAAATGCTTTAAAACTGCCTGGTCAGTTTGTTGATTTTGCTACAGGCATGACAGATTACTACGATACTATAGTTGACGAAATAGGGTCTCAAGAAGCAGCAGATAGTGTCGCTCCAGCTGGAACATCAGAGGCTGCTGATAAATCAGAAAAGGTTTCTATTCAAGAAGCAAAAGATAATTTTAAAAATTATGTTGCTGAAAATTCAGCTAGCACTTTTAAAACATATACACAACCTAGTGTTGCTTTAGCTGCAACTTTTGATTTTTTTACAGAACCTTTGCAAGAAGGATATGCAGATATGTTTACGGATGAAGATACTTTGTCTATTCCTTTTTCTAGTTTTTTTACAGAAGACGGACAACCCATCAGCACTAAAACAGATACAGCTTTTAAAAAAATATTAGGAGCAGGAGCAACAATAGGATTAACAGGTTTAGAATTATTATCTGTTATTAGTCCTAGTAAACTTACAGCTATAAAAAATTTAAGCCCTGATAAATTAACAAGTTATTTACAAAAAGCAGCTAACTTTGCTTTACCTCTTATTGGTTTTACTACTATTTACAGTACAAAAAATGAAAGACTATCTGATGAAGAATTAGCTGAGATAAACAGAATTAAAGAAGAAGCTCATCAACAAGCAATGGAAGAAGTTGATGACCAAAAACGTAAAGAACAAGAAGATTTAGGTGTATCACAAAATCCAATTTTAAATCAAGCAGATGGAGGATTAGTAGGAGATTACCTCGAAGTTGGATCTATTCCTAATACTACTGGGTTTGCTTACGGTGGCGATGCCACACCTGGTCCGTTTGCCGAGTCTATGCAGACAGGATTAGAAGAAGAAATAGACATACAAGATTTAGATTTAGGCCCAGCTTATGAAGGTTTTGAGGATTTAGATATTTTTGAAGAAGCAGAACGAGGTGGTAATCAACCTGTAGAAGTAGCATTAAATCTTAACAAGGTAGTAGGTAATGTGCCGAAATGGGTTAAGCAAGGTAAAGAAAGAGTTAAGATGTATATGGACAATTTATTGCCTGGTGATAATACACCAAGAACAGGAACTGATGTTGCTATTGTTGATGACGTCGTAGAAAACGTTACGCCACTGACGCGTTCAGAACCAGGACAAATTTTCTATCATCAAATGGAAGCAGAGTTAGAACGAGGACCAAAAGTATATAATAGTTCTAAAGAGGTTTATGATTTCTTAAACGCAAGAGGAATTGGAAAAGTAGAAGTTATTGATTCAGAAATAAAACCAATGCTAGAAAAACTAGAGGGCATGGGTCAACCAATCACTAGAGAAATGTTATTAGGCGTGGTCCGTGAGTCGCCAATCAGGAATGTTAAATCAGGAGGCTACGGCTTCTTATCGGATACTCTTGACGGCGAAATGAGATCACTAAATTATTCAGGTTACAAAGAAAAAGGCGCCATACCTAATACAGATAGAGAACGTGTGTTGTATGTTGATCCACAAGATTTACGTGGAGACACAGGAAACTTACCATCTAGTGTCAGTACACATAGCTTTAAGGAACCGTACGTTATTGCGTGGTCGCGGCTCTCGGACCGTGAACTAGGAGGAGCGTTTACAGGAAAGACAACAACGTTCGCAGATGAAATACAATCAGATATTTTTCAAGCTTCTCAACGAGTAGCAGGAAAGTTAGCAGCAAAGATGCGTCATATGACAGATCAAGGCATACCATTTGATCAAATTCAAAACGATCTACAACGAGACATGATGCAGTATTTTAAAGATAAAGGAAGTGTCTTTAGAGAAAGTATGCCAAGTGCGTCCGCTTTGAAAGTAGAATACGATAAGTTAGTATCTCTACAAAATCAGTTACGAGAACTATCAAGAACACCTGTTCCTGAAATTACAGACGAGATGTTAACAGCAGCAAGAGGCGTAGAAGCACAACAAACAGCTATTTTAGATGACTTAGTAAACAAATTTAATTTGGAATTGAATAAACAACTGTTTCCTAATTTACCATTTAAATTAAGAGATCAATGGGCAGATGCATCTATTAAAAGAGATATTTACGAAGCGGCGTATCGTAAGTTTGTTTTAAAAGATCCAAACGCTACAGATTATTATGCCGTTACACCTGCTAACTTAGTAACAAAAAGATATGGTCATGACGGTTCAACACGAACACCGCAAGCAGATAGAATAGCAGATAAAAAAGAAAGACTTGAGAGATGGGTAAGAGGAGGTATGGAAGGTGATATACCTAACTCGCAATATCCAGGCGTAGGTATGTATGAGTTTTATGGTGGTCCAGGAACCGATGTAAGAACAGAAGGTGGTAAACACTTTACGTCGTCTATGGAAAAAACATTGAAACGTATTGCAAAAGAAAACAATGTGAAAGTAGAAGTATTACCTGTAAAAATAGGAGACGATGCTAAAGATGTATGGAATGTTGTTAACAAAGAAACAGGCGAGATTTTAGGAACTGGCGATACAGCAAGACAAGCTGATGCTATCGCTAATGATTTATTACTTCAGGGTATGAAAATCAAGGTAGATAGAACTAAGCAGTTTGACACAGCACCTAGTTTTGGTGTAGAATTGACGCCTTCTATGGCAGAGGCATTTAAGGCATATATGGCCTCTGGTGGTTATGTTGCAGACGAAGAAATAGTAGGAGCTTATGGCGATTGATAATATAGATAAAAGAATACAAAACCCGATTTCACCTGAACCACAGGATTTTGATAAAGGCACTGTTCCTGTTGATATAAACGGAATTGAAATAACTGATGACGTAGAAATACTAGAAGATGGTTCTGCTATTGTTGGTGAACAAGTAGAAGACATACAAGTTGATTTTAATACAAACATTGCAGAAGTATTAGACGAAAAAGAATTGGGAAGAATTTCTTCAGAATTAATGGAGAAGGTAGAAAACGATAAAGGATCAAGAAAAGAATGGTCAGAGACTTATCGAAAAGGACTAGATCTTTTAGGTTTTAAATACCAAACTAGAACTCAACCTTTTCAAGGAGCAAGTAGTGTTACACATCCAATGTTAGCGGAATCTGTTACACAATTTCAAGCACAAGCATACAGAGAATTATTACCAGCAGGCGGTCCAGTTAACACTCAAGTAATTGGTAAAATAGATCCTGCAAAAGAAGAACAAGCAGAGCGTGTTAAAGAATTTATGAATTATCAGATCATGCATGTCATGGAAGAATATGATCCTGAATTAGATCAAATGTTATTTCATTTACCTCTTGCAGGTTCAGCATTTAAAAAAGTTTATTACGATGACGTATTACAAAGAGCAGTTTCTAAGTTTGTATCAGCTGATGATTTGTTAGTTCCTTACACAGCTACTGATTTATATTCTACTGAAAGAATTACACACATTGTCAAAATGAACGAGAATGAAATTCGTAAACAACAAGTTGCAGGTTTCTATCGTGATGTTGATGTTCAATCTATAGACAATCAAGACGGTATTACAGAAAAAGAAAGACAGATTGAAGGTGTTCAAGATACAGGAATGGAAGATGAGTACACTTTATTTGAAATGCATATTGATTTAAATATTGAAGGAGTAGATAGTGACGATGGAATTAAAGTTCCTTACATCGTAACTATTGATGAAGGGTCAACACAAGTTCTTTCTATTTACAGAAACTACAAAGAAGATGATCCTCTCAAAAAGAAAAACAAGTATTTTGTCCACTATAAGTTTTTGCCTGGCATGGGTTTTTATGGCTTTGGTCTTATCCACATGCTCGGGGGTCTCTCCCGAACTGCCACGGCAGCACTTAGACAACTTCTTGATGCAGGTACACTGTCCAATCTCCCTGCGGGTTTCAAAGCTCGTGGATTGCGAGTTAAAGACGACGATTCTCCCCTCCAACCAGGAGAGTTCAGAGATGTAGATGCACCTGGTGGAAGTTTGCGTGAAGGCTTAATGCCATTACCTTACAAAGAACCAAGTCAAACACTATTTCAATTATTAGGTTTTGTTGTAGAGGCAGGAACTCGTTTTGCAACTATTGCTGATCAGAAAATAGGAGATGCTGGAAAAGCAGGCGCTCCTGTTGGAACAACAATGGCAGTGATGGAAAGAGGAACAAGAGTTATGAGTGCTATTCACAAAAGATTACACTATGCTCAAAAAGTAGAATTTAATATTTTATCAAACATATTTAAAGATTCTTTATCTCCTGCTTATCCTTACAAACCTTCAGGGCAACAAGGTTTTGAAATGGTTAAACAACAAGATTTTGATGACAGAATAGATGTTATCCCTGTTTCAGATCCAAATATATTTTCTATGTCTCAACGTGTTACGTTGGCACAAACACAATTACAATTAGCACAGGCTGATCCTGCTTCTCATAACATGTACGAAGCATATAGAAGAATGTATGAAGCACTTGGTGTAAAAGATATTGTTTCTATTTTACCAACACCTCAACAACCACAACCATTAGATCCAGGTATAGAAAATTCTAAAGCTTTAATGGGGCAAGCGTTGAGAGCTTTTAGAGGTCAAAATCACATGGCTCACATTGATGCTCACCAAGCAATGATGTCATCATTTTTAGTTAAAAATAATATGCAAACTTTAATGTTATTGGAGTCACATGTTATGGAACACGTTGCATTACAAGCTAGAGAAGAAGTAGAAGAAGAAAATAGAGAAGCGATTGAGCAACAATCTGCTCAATATGGTGGTCAATTACCTCAAGAAATTCAACTACAATTCCAAGAAATTATTGAAGCAAGAACAGCAGAGAAAATTGTGGAGATGACAGAAGAAATGATAGCTGAAGAACAAGAATATTTAGAATCTGAAAACGCTGATCCGTTAATTGAGTTAAAACAACAAGAAATTAACCTAAAAGCAATGGAAAATGAGCGTAAAAAGAATTATGACGAAGTTCGTTTAGGTCTAGACCAAGCAAAATTACAACAAACAGCAGATTTAACACAAGATAAGATAGATTCTCAGGAAGATATTGCTCAATTAAGAGCAAATGTTAATTTAGAAAAGGCAAATACGCCAAGAAAAGAGAAAATACAAAAAGATGTTAATTTCGAAGACTAATGCTGATCTTAAACTTGAAGAGTTTTTTATTTCTTTAATGGAAATGGTAGAAAAGTCTTCCAAAACATCAGAGGATAGTGTACTTTTGGCAGGCGCTATGATGAGCATGGCTAAAGTTTTATACTTTCAAGAGTTAGGACCAAGAGAAGGGCAAGAATTACTCGACAAAGGCATTTTTGACTTTGTTGAAATATTTAAACCAACTATTCACTAGGAGATATTATGGCAAACACTCGCAGAATGAACAGATTAGAAGAGCTAGGCAGAGTAAATGCTGAAAAAGCTTACACTAGAAAAGGTAAAAAGAACCTTAAAGCAGAAAAAAGTAGAATTGTTGGAGAATTAAAAAGAAAAAAAGGCGGAAGTGCTAAATTTCCTGATTTAAGTGGTGATGGTAAAGTTACCAAAAAAGATATTCTCATGGGTCGTGGTGTAATTAAAAAGAAACG